ATCACTTGTAAATGCAACTTCACCGGCTAATAATATCGGATTGTTAGTAGTCCAATTTGCCGATGTATCTCTTCTTAATTGTATCTTCGCTGTTAATGTACTCATGCCTGAACTATTTGATTTGTGTAAACTGTTGAACTCGAACCTCCATCTATTGTGTTAATCACTAATACAGTATAGGTTTCACCACCCTTTAAAGTTGTTATTGTATTTCCGTTTTGATCAACTATTGTAACTAAGTTTGATGTTCCTGTATTTGTTATTGTTTGATTAAATGGTATTTGACAAGTATCATAAGTGAAAGGTATTTTTAATTGAACATCAAAGTAATAACCTGCATCTTCATCGTCAAACCTTGGCTCACTAAATGGATTTAATGTAATATTATCACTAACTAACTTCCAACCATAAATTGTAGAACTTAACTGACTAATAATATCTAAACATATTTGCTGAATATCTGAAAATAGTTCTTGCTCATTCTTTTTACCTTTGATAAGCCTATCCATTACATAGATTTTCAATACATGAAGATATGCATTACCTTGAATTTGCGAAGGCTCATAATCTACCCACATTGCAGGATAGTTAGTTATGCCACTTGTAGCAAACTCAACTACTGAACCATTACCAAATGAATTAATTTGATAGTGAGCATCAGCGATGTTGTTTAGGTTCTTTATTACTTGGTTTAAGGTTATCATTCAAATATTTTTTTAATATCTCTATTTTATTAAATAGCTTATATCCTTTTTTAGAAACGTTTTCTTTTTTCAAAGATTTCTTCATAACTTATATATTTTGGATTGCGACCTAAAAAGATACCCTCATCATAAGCATATAGTTGTGGCACTATAGTATCAAATCCGCTTCCAGGATTATCGTATAATGGATAACTACTTGCATTTTCTAACAAATACTCAATTAATCTATTAGTATGATATTGTGCTTTGTCAGTGACTAAATCCATGAAATTATTTAATTCATTCGAATCAACCCCACTACTACTCTCGCTGTTTTTTCTAACTATGTTTTTATTAGTTACCTTATAAGTCAAAAAAGGTGCAGCTTCAACCATTACCCACCACTTTAAAGCAGGGATAATATAATCGTTTAATAAAGTAGTATTTAATGCAGTTAGTGTTCCTGTTTCTACTTGTCCGATTATCTCATTGTATAAACCACTACCGATGTAATTTCGGATGTGTATCTTTTGAGCTTCTTCAATTGATATTCTGATATATTTTTCATCTACATTAGGATCAACAAAAGTATAATCCTTAATATAAGTTGCTGTTACAAAAAGTACTGTTGCCATTATTTTTTAATTTTAACTGTGTTAGCTGACCATATATGTCTACAAAATGGAGTGCGTGACTTACCGCCTTTGCGAGTCCACCAACCCCCTCTGAAATTCCAAACATCCCAACCTACTATTTTACTAATTTGTTCTATTTGCGCCCTTGAATACATTTTATTTACATTCAAAAGTTTAACACAAAACTCCCTTGAATTTCTGATGTCAGGTTTTACTCCTGGTCTCCATTCATAAGAATAAACTACTTTATACTCTTCTGGTTCTGCGCCTATTCTCTTTGCTTCTCTTACTGCTGTTTTCTCTGGAACTCTGATTGACTTTTTATCCCCTCCACTTTTAATATCTTTAATGTTTAAGATTTTATCTTCAATCATTTTATTCACTAAGTCATTAACTCGCTCCTCACGTATTCTTAATGTATCTGCAATAGTTTTGTTATCCATTAAAGGATCTTTATCTAAAAGCACTAATATGTCACGAATAAGTGATTTGCTTAATGGACTAACCTCAACAGCAAAATCAAACTTGCCATCTTTGTCTAATGGTTTTTTTTCTATTATCTCAAAGTTTTCAGAATCTTCACCGAATAAATTAAATAATTCTATCACTTCATCAACTTCACTCTCTGAACTAAAAGCATGTTCACAACAAGTATCTTCTAAGTTAGGATCACATTCAAATCTATGTACAGCACTTGAAATAATTGGCTTTATTTCTTCTTCAATCGGTGGCAAAGAATACATTTCACGAACCTCGTTTTTAGTCATTACCTTAATCTTTTCTTCAATAGGTAACTGCTCTTCAATTGGATCAAGTTCTTTTAAATAAATACGATTTGAAAATCCTTTTAACTTCAATAAGTAATTAAAATCTTTTTCAATTTCTCTTTGGTTAGGTACTATATAAGTTGATTTATACAATTCATAAGAATCATTTATTTGATCTTTACTACCTAATTCACCAGGTGTTTTAATACCAACCAACATTGGATTAGGTATGTGATGCCCTATGATTAATTCTTGTATAACTTGATCGTTTAATTCAGTTAATTGAGCATCTACATTTTGAGGTGTTAAATGTTCAATCGTTGGAGCAGAATCTCTATTGCCACTAAATGAAATTAGTAAGCTGTTTGCTCTATCAGTACCGGTGAATTTCTCTTTTAGTCTTGCTTCAATTTCTTCTTTTTCTTCTTCTGTTGGTCTACCATTGCTAAAGTTTAGAATAGTTCCTGCATTGAATCCACTCTTAATTGCATTCAATCTATAATTAGATAACTCAACATCAATTTCAGCATAAACAGCAGAAGCTACATAGTCAGGTAATGGGTAAGCATCTAAGTCTGGTCTGTATTCTTTACTTACAAATATTTGCCTGCTTGTTGGTTTCTCTGGATCAAATAAAGGGATATATTCTAAGTCGGTATCTTCAGGAGTTTGTTTCATTTTGCTCCAATCCTTTGAATACCAATAACCCTCAGCATCTTTTGCTTTTCTTAGGTTGTTATAAGGAAAATGTAATAACTCAAAGTTGTTACCTGCTTTATTCCAAATAACCTCTAAATAATAACCTCCAAAAAGTTTTTTATCTAATACACATTTTTTAACTATATCTTTTAAAGTATCATAGTTTGTATTCTCTTTATTGATAAAGTCATTTGCTCGTGCAATATCTTCTATGCTAAGACCAGAAGAATCAAAGCCAACACCAGCACCACAAATGTAAAGTACCTTACCATTAATAAAAGCATTGTGCTTAGAACTACGATTAAACAAATAAAGTAAGTAAGCAGGATAGTTGTTATAATATCCGCCCTCTTTTTCTGCTCCATAAATTACCCATTCTTTTGATTTCTCTTCTTTAAATACAGGTGTTTTATGTGCCTGTAGTTTAAGGTTAATTACATCATATATGTTATTCTCCATAAGTTATAATCGTTTTACTTTGATTATCGTATTCTCTATAAATAGGTAAATCACTATTTACTTTTATCATTCCAATTTCTAAAATACTTGTTGTATTATTTACATTCAAATTACTTGAACTTGTTTGCTCATAAATAGTATATTCATAAAAACCTGTCTCCGGCAAAGATACAACACCACTTGTTAAGTTTACTGTTCCTGTAGTTTCAGTAATTAAAAATTTATTGAAGCGTGTTGGAAAACCACTAACATCACTTGCAATGAAATTAACTGGATTCATTAACACCTGATGTTTAAAGCTAAATAAATAATAAGGATTTGCCAATGTTACTTTTTCACTTAGCGTAAAAATAAGAAAATTATTTTGTCCTTTATTTATGATTTGCATATTTTATAAAGTACCTAAAAATTAAACTATTGTAAAAAAACAAAGGAGTGTATTTCTACACTCCTAAGTAAACCAAATTAATAGAACAGAAAACTATATGATACCAGAAATAACTCCTGAATTTACTTTGTTAGCTGGCACTGGTTCTTTACCTGTTAATGTTAATGAGTAGCCATTTTTGTCACCCATTGCTTTGCCAGTTGAACTTGTACCTGCTGTTAAGTGCATCGCTCTTGTTTCACCTGCTAAATGATAAACATCATCCGCATCTTGAACAATAACCATTAATCTATTTTGAGTAAGTAAACGAACAATGTTACGATTCTTAGCAGTCATTTTATAAACGCTAAAAGTTAATGTTTGTTCGTAGAAAGTTGTTCCGTTTTCAATTGATACAGTTGCATTTTCATCAAATTGTGCATCTTCTAATTCAACCTCAACAGTCCAAAACTTTTTGCCTGCTGACATTGTAATTGCAGTTACACTTCCTGATGAACTTGTAATTGATGAAACGTTTGCAAACTCTGTTAAATAAAGTTTCTTAATACCGCCGGCACCTTGCCTACAGTCTAATGATATTCCCTCTATGAGTGTACATGCCATGGTTTATAAATTTTAAAAGGGAGTTTTTACACTCCCTTAGTTAATATTAAGCGTTTGTATATTGTACTACGTGATCGATGAACTTAACTGCTACTCCTGCACGAAATGCACCATAAAGTTTCCATACTCGGTCATCTTTTGACCACCATGCTTCGATGTTATCAATGTCAGATTGTAAGTCAGTTCCGTAAACTAAGTTACTTGCATAAGTTGCTATGATACGATTTCTTACTGCTGTGGGTACAGAACCTGTTTCTACGACTGAAGCTGTATCACTAAGGCCAGGAACGCCAATAACTTTCATATTAGTACCTGGATACATTAACTCCCAATTGTTCCATACGTTATCAGTAGTGTACTGAGAACCATAAATACCATAAGTAGAAGTAATCTTAGCAGCTAATGTTCTGAAAGTATCATAACCACAAAAAGCAACAACTGGCTCATTTACTAATGCAGCAGCTGGAACTTTTGAATAAATGTCATCAAATATAGTTAATACATTTGTTGAGTTTAAAGTTGATGGTGTTGCAGCAACTGCTGTACCTGCTGTATCAATTGTAGATAACCAACCATTCATCTGTTTTAATACAGTTGAATTAGTGTATGTTGTTTTACCTGCCCAAATCATATTTTCAACATTACGTGCTACTTGAGCAATTTTTCTGTCGATAATTTGTTGTGCAATTGATAATGAATCAATATTTGCACCTGCTGGTAAATACTTTTGAGTAAAGTAAGTGTTTAAGTCATTTAAACATAATTGCTCAGCAAACTGAATGCCTACTGTTGCAATTGATACTTGACTAAAAGTTGTAGTACCTGAACTTGTGAAAGAACATGCAGCAGCTTGGAAAGGTACTGTAGATTCTAGTACAGGGATTTTTTCAGAAGACTTGATACCTGAACGAATATCAACTCCTAATCCTAAGGTTTTAGCGCCTAAGATCGCTTTGCTAATTAAGTCCGCTCTGTTTTCTTCAACATATGCGGTCATTGTGTCAAATGAAAATGCCATTTTTTTTTGTTTTTAATTGTTTTTTAATTTATTTAAATACTTGTTTTCTAAATTCCTCCAATGAACTCATTGAAGTAGATTTTTTAAAGTTTTCTTTTGAAGTTGATTTTGGTTCTACACTTGGAGCATCAGCAACCTTTTCAATTAAAGAGAATAACTTTCTGTTTAAATCGTTTTGTGCAATGATTTGATTGTTTGCAGATTCTAAAGCCTGGTTAGATAAACCTAATGCAGATTCTAATTTACTAAGTCTTTCATTCAACTCAGCAAATTTAGTTTCAAACTCTTGGTTAGAATTCATTTCTTCCATTACTGGCTCCTCTTCCATTGCCTCAGGTTCTAAGCCTTTTACAATTCCGTTCTCAATGTAAACTTTCATTGGTTGCTCATTTACCATGATAACCATTTCAGTTACTTCTGCCGGTACATCCATAATTCCATCTGGAGTTATAACTTGTAACTTTGAACCGATTGCAATTTCTTCTGTATCTGTTCTTAGGATAGTGCCATCCATAGCTTTATAGTCAGCAAATTTCTGCTTTACTATTTCATCTCCGAAAATATCCTTAAACAAATCTTTCATGTCTGAGAATACTTCTTTAAACGATTGTTTTTTATTTTCCATTTCTCTTTTTTTTATAAAGTACCTAATTTCTATTTCGTTGCAATCTCACTAACTTTTTTTCTTAAATTGTGTATTCTATCTGCTAACTGTTCGATAATGCTTACAGGGGCATCTTTTAGCTTTCTTTGAGCAAAAGCACCCTCAACACTAAAACCTTTAAACACTCCTGTTTTAATAAA